ACGCCTTGCACTCCCATAGCTACGGCTAAAGTGCCTGCCGCTGCCGCCGCTCCCAATAATCCGGGTACGAGTGCCGCGCTTAACGTAGACCCTAGTGAGCCGAGTCTGCCACCAAAGTGGTCTAGGTCGCCTTGCGCTGATTTTAGGCCACGGGATAGGCGCGAAATGTCCGCCGCTAGGACGATGGTAAGAGTTTTGCCAGCCATTACATTGCCGTCCATTTCAAAACGATACGGTCTACGGCTTTAGCCCACTCTGTGACGGCTTCTGTAGCGTATCCGCGTTTGGCTTCTTTAATCCAGTCGGTTTTTCCAAACGCCGGTGGCATGACGCGGCCTGGTCGTGCTGTGCCGCGTCCTTGATCTGATGGATAACGCACCATTGTGGCACTTGCCCCGCCGCTAAAAACTTTTCTGTTTCCGCCAATTTGCACACTAGGCAAACGGTCCCGGCGAACTTTCACACTGTCCGCGATCTTTGGACCCCACGGTCCGGCGCCTAATGCGGCGCTACGCCACGATGGAGCCATGTAACGCTCAGCAATAATGACCGATGATTCCCGTAATTCTTTTGCGGCTTCTTTAGGTAGCGCTTTGAAAGAGCGAAGGACCTCATTCAATCCTTCTATATAGGCGTCAGTAAGTTTTTGTGCCATCGCCTAACTCCTCCAATATCGTTGCAAATAGTGCCGGGTCGTATGCAATGACTTCGCTGAATGGTCGCCCTATGCGTAGGGCTACCTGTACCGCTAGTCGTCCAATAGTTCCCTCGTCGTAGGGTCCTTGTCTTCCCCCACACGAGTACGCACTTCGTTAGCCCTTGCCCAGTCCGCTACGTCTTCAAACGTCTTAGGCTGCTTGCCCGTAAGGTGCGTGTACGCGATATAAAGCTGACGACCAAACTCACTTGAATAGTCTTTAGTTTTGTGGACCATGCGATCGTATTCGTGTACATCGAGCGTCTGAATTTCGTATTCAGTCGCTTCATTGTCGCCTAGTTTGATTATTAGTGTTGGATACATGATGTTTCCCCGTTTCTCTCTAGTGGTTAGGTGTAGGTAACGTTACCCTGTAGCGATACGGTACACATAGCGACGTTAGCCGCGTCGGTAACCATATCTAGCGAGTCGATATACATAGCAGAGCCAAGCCATTGACCGTCCGCACCCGCTGCGCCAGTTGCGATTTCAATAGCAATAGAACTGCCCGCCGCCGCTGCTGTCGCTAAAGCGTCATACATGCCCGTATTCTCGTCATACAGGAAGTTAAGCGAGATAGTGCTATTAAGGTCCGTCTGTGTAAAGTTCACGTCCCCTAAAGTCTTGGTGCGCGTGATCGTTGGGGTCGTGGTTACGGTCCCGGTGGTTACTTGGTCTTCGTAATGTGATGCGCCGACTTCCACCGTGAAAGTAGAGCCTGCGACGCCGACTGCTGCCATGATATTACTCCTTCATTTTGACCGAGACGTTTATCTCGGTTGTTATTACTGTTCCCTGAGCGCCGACGTCTGTCAGTTGCGGAGGGCCAACACGTGTAAACGTGTAAGGGTTTGGGATTGCTTCCAGAATCGTGTCTACCGCGTTCTCGCTGTCAAGCTGTGCCGCGTCGTTATTGCGAGGCGACACGGTCACGATGACTTTCCAGAAGACTTCGTAAGACAACGTGGACCCGATACGGCTCGGTGTTATCCATGGCGTGTCCGGGATGATAACTATGCTTTTAGCCGTAGGCACGTTGGGGACTGCCGTGTAAACTTTGTAACCGAGGCCCGTAAACGCGTCTACTAGTTCTAGGCGTGCCTCGGTTGTAAGTGCTGTCATCCGATCATCCCGCGGGTGTTGAGATACGGCCCTAGAAGACTCATAACTCGGCGAGTAATCCAGACGCTAAGCCGGTACGGCCCGGGACTGTAGTCAGTGGCGACGGCTTGTCCGCCTGCCGCTGTCCTAGCCTGATAAATTTCTACCGCTACCGATAGCGCTGCTTCTTTGCATGCCGGTGGCTCAAATTCGTTAGCCGCGTCAGTAAGTAGGACTCCCACAATATCGGTAGCGGCTTGCGCTATCTGATCGTATGGCTCCGTAGGGGGGTCGTAGTCAAGGTCAAGTGCCTCGGCTAATTCTGCCCCGGTTACGAGTGCCATTGTGAGAGTCCTACTTCCTAGACGTTGTTTAGATGTCTTCTAGGCCGATGATGCCAGCGTCACTAATGACTTGGCTTGCGCCGTAACCATAGATAGCGACATCTCGACCCAACTGTGCCACGTTTTCAACGGTCGCTAGTCGTGGTCCGTCTTCAATCCAGCGGGCTGCCTCTCGGTTAGATACGAGGATTGCGTTTCCGCCGATGTTGCGGTCAAGAATGACAGGAAGGCCGGATACGTTTACGCCGAGAGTATTGCTCTGGGCTGTACCCGACACGTTAAATGTCCCGTAGTTACTTGGGAAGAACGTAGACCATCCGCCAATCTTGGTAAACACTGCTGGGGATACGAGCACAAACTCTGCCGGCATTCCGGTAGCGGTCTGTACTGCAACTGATGCCGCAAATACTGCTTCGCGGAATGCTGCTCCCGTTGTGTCGGTTGTCACGTCGTACTGCAATGGGGTACGAGCGCCGTAAACAGCGGCGACCATTGCAATATCGGTGACTTGCACGTAAGAGTTGAGCATGATGCGGGTATGCGCGTCTACGTATGACGGGCTTGAACGCTGAAGCAACTGATACGAGATGTCAGAGCCTGCTGCATAGGTTTTAAGGTTTGCGGTTCCCTTAAGAATGTTAATTGCTACTGAGTTAACTTCGTCTTTTTCGTCTACCTGCTCGGCAACAATTTCGGTAAGGTCACCTGACCAGTAAGGCCAGTTAAAAGTCATTCCGGTTGTTCCGGCTGACTCGCGACCGAATGCGTTAATGGTAGGTGCGCCGAGGTCAAAAATTCCGCGAACAATGAGGGACCAGTTAGGCGGAAGGACTCCTGGGTTATTTGCTGTCACCTGATCAAACAATGCGCGGGACTCAATTTCACCGTTAAGGACGGCTAGACGGTAATCGCCTAACGTGCGGTACTGTGCTAAATCGTGTACTGCGGGAGAGGCGACGTGAACGCTTGCGGCTAGTGCGGCAAGTTCTTGACGTACGGCCCCAATTGCTTCGCGGGCTTCAATGTCTTCCGAGACCACTACGGCCTCGTCAGTGGTCTGCTCTGACATAGTTTCTTCCTTTTCTTCGTCTTCTCTGATCTCGCTTACGCCGGTCGCGTAGGCGGGCATGTGGGTTTGGCTTACTTCCAGTAGGGATGCGGCCATGTGTTGGATAGCGTCACCGGCTCGATTCATTACCGACTTGATGGGTTTGAATCCGACGCTTAAGCCTTTGCTTGCGCCGGTTCGCATGAGCGTAGCTGCGTCGCGTCCTTGCGCCGTGTTCACGATATTGAAATCTATGTAAAGCCCGTCGGTTTTGTTTTCCGCGCCGGTAATAACGCCGATCGGTTCGCCATGACGGTAGGCAAACGGTTTGCCGATGACGTCAGACGGGTTGAAAGCATCCCGAGCAAATGACTCCGACATGGCCCCGATTTGTGTGGTCTGGTCGTAGGGCACTGCGCGACCATAGCCCGTTGCCACAATATCGCCGGTTTGATCTTCGCGTAGTTCAACGACTAGGTCGGTGTCGTGCTGAGTTGTTTTCATGCTGGCCCCAAGTTTTCTAGGTTCATAATGTCGGGTAAGTCAATCATGTTGCGGGCTTCCGGTACGTCAATAACACCAAGTGGTAGAAGTGTGTTTACTATTTGCGCCATTTCGAGCGGGTTAGATTTAAGGAATGATGCTGTATCGAACTCAACTTCGCGACCGCGTGGGGTTACGTCATTCATGGATAGACGCTCGCTAATCATTTTCATAATTGGAGTGAGAGACAGGTCTAATAGTTGCCTGTAGAGGTCGGTCCTATTGGAATATGTAAGACTTGATCCGCTAACTCCTGCTCCTACCCAAACAGGGTCAAGGTTTGCAAGGCGAGCGATCATGGTGGCGGAAGCGTTGCGGCCCTCTACAAGTTGTAAGTCTCTTGCGTTCCAGCCGAAAGTGTCGGCGGAGATTGTAGAGTTGAGGTAAGCCGTTGAACGGTTTTGTCTAGCTTCTTCCCAAGCATCAAGAAGATCGTCCACTACAGACTCGGGTAAATCCGCGCCACTGTTTTTTAGCGCAATCTGTGGCAATGGACTTACCGCGTATTGAAACGAAGCCGCTTCAAGTGCTGCCGCGGTACTAATTGCGGACGAGCCGTACGTGAGCCAGCCGCCGTTACCGTCACCGTCGAATCGAATAATGTTTCGGGAGGCTACGGGTTGCCCATTCCACAACACTTCACCGTCGGAAGGTACGGGCTCCGCGTAGGGTGAGAATGGTATGAAACTTATTTGATCGTATGGCATATACGTAATTTCGCTAGGGAACCCATCCCACGATCGAGCGGAGATATACCAGTAAGCGACATCGTAGAGAAGTAAATCGGATACGGTGCGGGACATGATTGCCGTGTAGGTCGTGACTTTTGACGGTTGCACAAGGAAAGCGCGAGCCACGACTTGATCCCGGCCCATGTATTCCTTGAGTTCAAACGCGGCTATCGTGTGCGTGTACACCTGCAATGCTCGAGCAAATGACGGGACCTGTAGGGCTACGGCTTTTGATACTCCGGCGCCTTTGGATTGCGCGAGCATAGTCAAGAGTGATGCGTTTGCGTATGCTTCGCGTACCTGAGGGACCGGCTCTAGGGATGGCTGAGTCAGGGAGTCAGCGATAACGCGCTGATCCCTCAGGACGCTAGTGAAACGGGGAAACGCCACGCGGTAAGAATATCGCGTAAATACTGCCAGCCTTGCCAATGTGTGGTATGCGGGTTTTATGCGCGTCTACGGCTTCGCACCATTGCCATAGGTCTAGGTGTTTTTGAGGCTTGAGCGGCGGCAAACATGACGGCCCTAGCCGCGTATACACCATTTCGGCCCATTGGTGCGGATAACACCCAGCCTTGTTGCCGTCTGCTTATAGTGGATGACCCGAAATGCTCGAGGAGTGTTTGGCTGCCGTCGTGTTTTATAGCTTTACGGTCAAATAGGTCTAGGAGGTTTTGTGTGCCCGCTGCTGCCTCGCGCTGTCCGACAAGTCCATCGAATCGTTCTTTTAGCCTGTCGACGTAGCCCGGGGTGACAAGTATGTATAGGCTGGGATGTTCGCGCCTAATTTTGGCGATCTGACTATCTACTTCCCGCATAGTCCTATGTGTCGTGACCCGGACCACAATGTTACCTAGATCGTCACTAGCTGCGATGGCTACCGCGTGGCCCATGCCGTCGAAATCAGATTCCACGGCTATATTCCAAATACCGCCGGTCGGTAGCGGGTCGCTGCTTGTCGTGTCTGCCCACCATGAATCTTTAAGCCAGTGATCTGCGTGGGCGACCCACATATTGAGATACTGCCGCTTAAACGCCGAGATTTCTACGTTCGCCCATTGTTGCCGTAGGAAGTTTTCACGCTTGTCGGACCATTCCGGGCTACCCCATTTCCAAGTCGTCGGGTCTTCCGGGTCTGCGTCCATCGGTGCAGACCACTCCAGAATGAGAATCTCTGACGCGGCCGGGTCATCGGACCCCATGGCGTCTATCGCTGCCTGCCGGTAGGTTTGCATGAGGTCACTAGCTGAGTCGCCCGCTGTTGAAACGAGCCACGCTTGCGGACTAGTCTTTGCCGCCATTGTGGGAGCGATCGCGTCCATGTAGGTACTTTTGGAAATGCGCCAAGACTCGTCCAAGAATGCCATGGAAACCGAGTAGCCTACGCCCGCGTTATCGTTCGCGGCGTGAATCAACCACCGGTTTCCTTCCGGGGTTTCTATGCCGGCTTCCGTATTGCCCCACTTGACGGCTTTCTTGCCGTACTGATTTACGGCCCAAAGCCCAGCAGGTCTCATGACTTCCATAGCGGTATTGCGCTTATTCGCTACGTGCAAGATTGTTTGGGGTTCTCCGAAATGTTGCGCGTGGTGAAGCCGCCACATACACACGGCCCGGGATAGTACCGACTTTCCTGACTGTCTCCCTACCGTCACAATCACTAATGGCCACACAAGTAAGCCATCTTCCCCATATTCGAGCGCTCGATCAAGCGCGTAACGTTGCCAACCATATAAATCTAGCCCCATATACTCCTTGCACCAGTCCGCGGCTTCTTCCCCGTAGGACCCCAATACGCGGCTAGGACGCGCCGTTTCAAGTCTGGGTAAAGCGAAACCGTTTTGGTGGTATTCCGGCCCCGTAGGGCCATTCCCGCCCATTCTTGGAGCCTTGGGGGGATTTAAGTT